ATTTTTCCTTTTGAACGGCGATGCCGTCCGTAGAATTTTCAAAAGTTCAAAGAAAGAGAGGCGGTGCAGGGACACTTCAACGCCCTGCACTCTTATAGGATTAAGGCTTCTCTGCCGCTCAGTTGGGCTATGCGCCCTGTACACCATATACGCCGCGAGGATCTGACCATCCCACACTATATCTTTCCGTCGCCTTATACTTAGCGTTTTCAGTGTCGAAGTCGTTATCCATCTCGAACTGCATACCACGACGCGAGTAGCTGGTGAGGCCATGACTTTCGTCAGTCTTCACAAACCAAGCATCGGTGTCCGTCAGGTAGTGGTTAACCTTCACCCCTTTAGGGAGATAGCTACCATTACCGAGAACGTTGGTATCGTTGTCAGCCGTATTACTACGCAAGGTAGAATCTAAGATCCTATGCGCGATGAACTCAAGCTGTCGAGGAATCACAAGACACTGACCGCGTAGCTGCATTTGCAGTCCGCGAGCATCAGTAGCCCCGCCAATCTCAATCATCAAGTCTTCCAAGGAAGCTTCTGACAAGTCGGCTGTAGTGGTCAGTTCGTTTTGGAACGTTCCACCGTAAGGGCCATTAGGGTGCGCGGACGAGAACAACTCTACCCCGTCGTGGGCACCTGCCATTGTGAAGTTTGAATCGAAGCCATTGTTCAAGACGTTGGCGTGGACGACTTCTTTAGAAATCCGCATTGCACGCGCTAGCGCCTTTGCTTCTTTCTTACCGACAACCCCATAGAGGTCGTCTTCGTCCATTTCACGAGTAACAATAAAACCCTTCGCGTAAACTTTGTGGACAAACCGCGCCACGTAGTTCTGCTCAGTGTCATCATACTCGATGCTTCCACCTTCGTCTTTAACCGCAGCCAAGCCGAACTCAGAAACACCAACGGTTTCCTCGAACTGCTGCCTTGAGGTTTCAAGGTCGAAAAGGTCGGTATATTCGGTGGCCCACTCTGTGTAGTCACCTTGATACCACGAATCAATTCCAGGCCATAACGCTTTGGCGAATGAACCTGAAGTTACAACTCCTGCTGCCATGACCTATGCTCCGTCTACGCCAGCACCGTAAATCGTCTCGTTCATAAGAACGTGGGCGATAGTACCTGCTGCCGATGTGTCTAAAGTTTGCCCTACAACCTTGGAGACGTTAATCACCTTCAGTTGCGCGGCCCCTGTTGCTGGATTGTCGATTTCCATAGCCGAACGGCCAGTGGTCGTATCGCCTGTACCTACAACAACGTCGGCGTTCAAACCTACGTCGCCTGCGGTCCAAGCTTCATCCAGTTGTGCCTCAAAGATAACACCAGGCAAAGCTTCTACGACGCGGGCTACGCGACGAGTGGAAGCGGTGCGGTGCTTGGCAGTGAGGTCGGCGTAATTGGGTTCAAACCCAACGATTACACCGTAGATATCAACTTCTGTCGCTGCTATCTGGTCGATAGTAGGACGAGAAATCCCGTCTGTGGTGTCTTCGCCGCCTTCTAATCGAACAATGTCGCCAACAAAAGTAGCAACTGCATTAGAAGTAGCAAGGACACAAGAAACGGCGTTACCAGTCCACGTACTACCGTGGGTCTGGATGGGACGAAACCCGAAGGCTGCATCTACATTAGCCATGATTGGCTCTCCGTTTAGTTAATATTTAAACGCAGAGAACCCTGTGAGGATTAGTGCGTTTAGGTTAACGCAGGGGGGTTTTGTCTACCTCCAACGCTGTGTCTTTTCCTCTAGGGGAATATTCCCCATCGCCTAATTGGTCGCTTTTACGCTCAATATTCCTAATGTTGGCGGTTTTTTCCGCCTGGTCTTCCTTGTAAAACTCTTCGGGAATCTCCATGAGAATCCCTCGGTCTCCACCGCCTATACCGCGCTCGGTGCTTTGAGAATCTGACTCAACAACTTCCCAATCACGGTCAATAAATCGTTGTATTCTCCCTTCTGTGTTCGTGAACCACCGCCGGATGAATCCTGCCCGTGGCGCAAGGTCTGCTAGTTTTCGTTCACCACCGCTCAGAGCGCCCTTCTTACGCTTGCGCGTTCTCGGGGCTGCTGTACTAATCTCTCCCTCGGGAGAGGTCGTGGTCCAAGAGGTCCGCACTTTCAGCGTGCCATCTTCGTTCGTTACGTTTGCCCCGACATGTAGCGCGGGGTTGAATGGTCTGCCTTGCTTATCCTTCAACACGTATATCACCTGTATTTATCAAAACTTTAATGTAGTCCTTTTCCGTACCGTGGCCGTTCTCTACAAACTGCTTGCAGCGTACCTGCATCTGCTCTGGCAGGTCGGCTAGAGTCACGTCCGCGGGCTTTGTCTCCATCGTGCGTCCCTTCGCTGAAGAATCAGAGGGAGGGTCGTTGCGATGGGGATTGCCGAACTTCTCGGGGAACTTGTCTTGGACCAAGGCTTTCACCTTGTCCATGTGTGCTCCCACGTCAGCGATGTTTCCACCACCTCCTTGCATGTGGACAAATCGGTCCATCTCGTTTGCAAAAGTGAACAACTCGGGGTCGCCCTTGTACCAATCGTTCTGGCTTACCCATGTTTCAAACGGGTCAACCTCGGGTACTGTGTTTCTATCCAGGTTTTTGATGTCTTCCAAGGCGGCTTTCGCCCCTTCGTCATCACCGTCGGTGAGCGCTTTGGCGTGCTTGTCTTCCGCTTCCTTCAACCCTCGCTCGTAGGAGGCTTTCTTCTCGTCAGTCATAAACTGCGTGAATTTACCCACCTGCGATCTTAAGGCGCTGATTTCTTCGCGGTCACGCTTTTGGTCGCCAATGAACTGCCCTCGGGCTAGGAACATTGCGGCGGATACGTGGTCGCCTTCATCACTACCGTTAGCTACCCATGTGTCCTTGGAAACCCAGCCCTTCTTGGAGGCTTCGGTCTCTTCGGGGGTCAGTTGTACTTCTTGCTTTTCTACGTCGTCGGCCATTTCGCTATCACCTCTTCGTCTTCTAAAACCCTAATCGTTCCTGGCTTCAAGCCGTCAATCTCCGGTACTTTCCCGGCATAACGTTTGAAGAATACTTTGTCGCCTATCTTGCACCACGGTTGAGCAACGTCGTCTACAATCTCGCAGTGCAGCCCGTCATAAGCCGTTGGACCTACTGCAATCACGTAGCCTGCTTCGGCACCCATCTGCTCGCGGTTCATCGCTGAGGCGGTGCCTAAGACAATGCCTCCCGCGCTTTCTGTCGCTACATCCTCAACACGCACCAAAAGATGCGGTCCTACAGGGATGAGCGGTGGATGCTCAATCAGCCAGTTCAGTTCTTCTGTCATCGCGTCGCGCTGAGATTTGGGTAAAATTAAATCAGTCATTCCACCCACTCCGGCTCGATAGTCAACGCACACTCAAGGCCGTTGTCCCAGCCTGTGTTGTAAGCACACATCAAAGCTGTCGCTTCAACGGATTGTGGGTTGTACGCGCTTGAGCGGTCTGTCTCTTCGGCTTCAAGCAGCCGTCGGTATTCCTGTGTAACGGGGTTCGCCCGCCATGTTTTCCAATCTTCCTGTGTCATTTAGTTCCTTAGTCATCGGTCTTTTCAGGCTCCGTAGCCTCTTTGTGAGCAGCCGCGAGGTCAACCCGCGCCTTCTCGGTTTTTAATGCCTGTTCATCGGTCTTGAGTTCTTGCTCGTCTGTCTTCTCTTGAGCCAAGGCTGTCTTCTCCGGTAGAGAAACGCCTAACTCCATCGCCTTCACGCGAGCCATCTCTAACTCAATAGCCGCTTTGTCGTTTTCCTTCTGCTTGGTATCGACCTCAATATTCGCCAACATCTCTTGCTTGGCGTTCTCCATCTCTTGAGCCACCATATCCGGTGTCATATTGGGTTGGTCCGGCACAATCTCTGCCGCGAGTTTCGTATCCTCTGTAACCCCTTCAACGTATCTTCGGTAGATAATCGCTTGATTCACTTCTGGCGCTTGCGCCAACGGCATTAAACTCTCTGCCTGAGCTATCCTTTGAATACGCGAGGAGAACTCAGGGTTTGCCGTGGGAGTTATGTCCCACCCTTGAGAGTCGTAATCCGCTTGAGGGTCTATCTCTGCATCAAAGAACATGCCGTAAAAAGCAGGGTCGGTGTACAAAGCGTTCAACGCGAATAAATGCTTGAACTCCGCTTTCATCGAGCGGTAGATTCGTTTGTAAATTGAACTGAACGTCACGCGCCCTCGTTCAATCAAAGCCATCACAGTTGCAGCCGCCATATTCGCTTGAGGCTGCTCCCCGCTCATCACATCAGTAACAGACGTAATATCCTTGGCCGATTCGACCAATAACTCCAGTAACGCGAACATTACGTTGGAAGGCTCTTTAAAAGGCAGATTTACAATGCTGTCCTTGAGCGGCCCTCCAGCCGTTTTAACGCGCTTATATTCTCCAGGCTTGAACTTGTTGTCTCCACCCGCCATCCCTCTCACAGACGACGCTATCCAGCCTGCGGGCAGGTTAGAGGCGGTTGCTGCGTCTAACATCTGATTCACGATGGTATTGACGTTATTTGACAGCGGGCCGAGCAAAATACCCCAGCCGTAACTCCAGTACGTTCCATCGGGTGCGGGGATTAATCCGTATTTAACGAAGTGATTCAGTGGGGGAATGCGCAAAACAGTGTTCTTCACCATCTCAACGCTGTCGCCCTTGAAATTAGCCAAGATCCTGACGGGCATTTGCGTTTCTACGTGGACCGTGACGATATAGGGTTCTTCGTAGCCGTCACCGTCCAAATCCAACCTTCGGTACTGCTCGACGAACTTCTCGTCGCCGTCTTCGTCGTCAGATATGTTGTATTCGGTCTTCGACCAGAGTTTTGCCGTCTCATTCTCGTAAATCTGGTTTTTGTCACGAGAAAACTCACGAGTTACCCTCGCTTTCTTAGTCGAGGTCGCATCTTGGGCAATTGTGATGTTGTCAAGGCATAATTCGGACTTGTTGACCTTTTCTGCCGCGTCCCACTTAACATGCTTATGCAAACAGCCGATAATAGGCAAGACCATTAACAATTGGTCCATGTCGCCGTCCCAATTCTCCATCTCGTGAAACAATTGGTAGTTCATGTGGGCTTTCACCCGCTCCGAACGGGCTACTTTTTCTTCACTCTCCTCTCCGAAGACTTCAGTTTTGACTAATTCGTCGCCCTTCATCAGTTCAGCGCCAGCCTCGGACTGAAATTTGATGGCAGCGTTGTAAATTAACGGAATTTTAGCGTTTGCAGCCCCAGGCCACGGAGAAGACTTGTTAGTAAAGTCGTGTTTGATGATTTCAAGCGCTTTCTTGTTCATTTCACGCCAATCCTTCATGGATTCCGTGTCGCTCTTGAAATCTCGCGTGACGCGCTCACCAATCGCACCTTTATCGGTGGTGCTTAACTTCTCACAGAGGTTTTGTGAGGCTAAGATGTCTTCGAGGGATAGTTTAGTATCCAGATAACCCAACTTGGCGCTCCTCTTCGTAATATTCTTCATCCAAGCCTGAATCGCTCAGAATGCCGCGACAGATGTACTGCAATGCGTCATGGGGGTGTGAATATTGGTTTTTATCAGGGATGTCCTTGAATCGGTCAGCCCCGACTACTTGAACTCGTTTATATTCGTATCGTCCCGCGAAGCCCTTCCGTAAGGTGGAGCATCGAGGGTGAATGATGAGTGCTGGCGCACCGTTGATAGAACGGTTTAAAAAGTGGTTAACGCCGTCTATCCGAGGCATCAAAGCGTTGGTATCCGCCGCCTCCGTATCGAAGGGTAGATTACACAGCATGTCCTCGTACCCGTCGTTGAGCATCTGTAGGGCGAACTTCTCGTCCAAATCCCCCCTCTTGGCTCCCGCAGGGTCTCCCGTGGACTTGACAAACCTCAACTTCCCGAACTCAGTCAGACCGGGCTTGATTGCGTTCATGACAAAACTATGCAACCCGCCTGTACCTACAAACTCACCGAAGATCCTCAACTGACCAGCAGGCGATAACTGAGCCAGAATGCAAGCGTTACCGTGCAGCGACGTATCCCAGCCCACATGCACAGGAAGCAGAGGGTCAACCTCAAACTCGGTACAATGCCAGTCGTCGTTGTAACCGGAATACACAGCACGGCCATCAGAGACAATCCCGTATTTTCCTTGCGCGTAGACCTTAATCCACTCAGACGCCTTACCTACGCACAAATTGATGTAGTAGTTGTCAGCGTTGTTCTGTAGGTTCTCAGCTTTAGGATTAGTGACCCAGCGCTTGCCCTTCTTCAACACCGCGGACGGCTGCTTGAATAGTTTGTACAGCTCGCCCACTTGAGGGTCTTTGTGTGCCTGAACCTCAAATAAGTTATACCACCAGTGGTCTTCATCCGGTGGGTTGGTGTCCATAATCACACCGTTCCACGCGGAACCACCGTCAGCCTTGCGAGGGTAGCGAGTTACCCGTCCAGTAAGCCCGTCGATAATCGCTTTGGGTACTTCTCTCGCCTCGTTTATCCACGCCCCTGTTAATTCCATCGACAACAGGCGCTTCACGTCTTCAGGCTTATCTAAAGCCCGAAACAGTATCTCTGCGCGTATATCCTGAAACTCAAGGTAGAACGTCGAATCAGACACCTTGTAGTGCCCCATACGACCTTCAGGGAACCAGTCCATCCACGTCTTGAGCGTGGTATCAGCGATTTCCCGGTAGGTGTTTCTGACAATAACCCATCTCGACCTGCGAAAGCCGTCAGAACCTACGTTTTGCGACATGCAGCGGAAGAAGACCTCCCAACAGCAAGCCACAGATTTGCCGCTGGAAAACGGCCCCATCAGCCCCCTGACAAAGTGATCGTCGTTGTGGAACGCTATGCCCGTCGGGACCGGAGCATATGGCACCGACATCTATTGGTGTACCTTAATGATTATGGTACACTTGCACCTCAAGCACACTTTTGAGATAAGCGATGCCGTTAAGCATTCAAGAAAGATTCGACCTAAAATATTCAGAGACTCCTAATGGTTGCTGGCTTTGGTCCGGCATGAGTGACAAGGACAATTATGGGGTAATGAAAATCAAAGGCCGTAGAACTCGCGCCCATAGAATTAGCTATGAACTTCACCACCAAGAATCTCCAGGCCAGTTATGCGTGCTCCACCGCTGCGACACACCGTCTTGTGTCAACCCCGAGCACCTGTTTCTTGGAACAAATGCGGAGAATACGGCGGATAAAGTCCGCAAAGGCAGGCAAATAAGGGGTAAGGACCACTACAAAGCCAAACTGTCAGAGAAGGACGTTCTCAACATAAGAGAAGACCCCCGGTCTCTACGGGTGATCGCTAGAGAGTACGGCGTTTACTACACCCTGATAAGCAAGATTAAAAACAAACAAGTATGGATGCACCTGTAATGGCTGCTTGCGAAAAATGCTGGAGCGATGCCTTCGTTCGAATGATGCGCCTTGGCGGGTCTCAAACCGACCACTACGGCCAGTTAATTAAAGAGCGAGAGGGCAACCCATGCTCTGAGGTCGAACAGCAGGAAGGCTCCGACAGCTTCACGCTCTTAGGCTCGACTTACTTTGAGGGCGGCACCCCAAGACATGATTAACTAGCCTTCTTAGAGGGTGCCTTCTTCTTAGGCTTCTCGATGCCGTATTCCTTCAACAGCCTCTTGACTATCGCTTCTACAATCTCTTGGTCGGATGTTTGCATTTATTGCTCCACGGCAAAAACACCGCGTGAGCAGTGCCATAGTTAAAAAAGGGGTGCGAGAGCCTTTGTTCTAGTCTTATCCTATACGTCTATAGGTAGTGTTCTAGTTTTTGCTCTCTCGCGTCGATGGACACGCTAAGTGCCTTTCGGCTCTTGGGCGCTCCAAACTAATCCGTAACTCGAAGGAAACGATAACGCGGTTATCGAGGGTCTAGGTAGTCGATGTCGTCCAGCACTGCGGCAGCCCGTCGTTGGCGATGTGCCATTAGGCGATGCGCGTCGGAGCAATATATGCGCTTGCGCTTTTCTGTTGGGCCGCGAGGGGCAAACTCCAAACACCACGCACAGCGGTAAAAGTTTGCGCCGTCCAACCAAGCATCGGGCGTCCTCTCAGCCTCATACTCTCCGTATGTGAAGTAGAGTTTTTCAGTCATTGGGCGTGACCCCATAAATGTCTTCGATGTAAAGATTCAGTTGGCGCTCGTAC